ATGAGTAGTGATGTTAAGCCTGACAGCAGGATACATAACTTGCCTCCGTCTGAAGACAGGGGTGAGTTGCGTTCGGTGACTCCATTAGGTTTTGCTAGAGCTGTATACGATTCCAATAAAGGAGGTGAGGAATGAAAACATATCAATTTGATGTGAACGTCATCTTTGAAATGAATGACATCATAGAAATCCAAGCCAAAGATGAAGAGGAAGCTTATGAAAAAGCAACCGAACACATGAACTGGAGTGGCTACGATCCCACTACTGATGAGTTACAAGAAATCAGTAGACAGATCACTGCCTCACAGTGTTTAGATGATTCAGAAGGAGGTGAGGAATGAAGAAAGTGAAAGTTGCAGTAAGGATGGAGCTTAGTCATACATTTGAAACAGAGATACCTGATGATTGTGAGTTGAGTGATGCTGATGAGCAGATCATTATTGGAGAGGAACATCTTGAGAAAGCAGTATTTGATGACAGCGTTGTCTATTACGTTGAAGACTTGAAGACAGGAGAGATATGGGAGAGATAAAGCATGGTCTGTCTGCCTATCGCAACAACCTTTGCAGGTGCGATATTTGCAGAGGTGAGGGCAGGTTGGACGCTAAACGTAGACGTGATGCGGCTCGTATGGGGACTAAGAAGTCTGTTCCTGTTCAGAGAAATAAGATGAGACTTAGTGATGTATACCATGATACTCTTACTAGGGAACAATACATGAAGCTGAGGGACAGATGAAAAGACAGTTAACAGTAGGAGAGTTCTTCTGTGGAGCAGGAGGCATGGCTCTCGGCGCTAAACAAGCAGGGTTCGACCACAAGTTTGCTATTGACTACGAGTTTGATGCTGTCTGTTCATTCTCTATGAACGTGTCACATAACGTTTTATGTACTGACATAAAAGAATTTGATATTGAACGCCTACCTTATGTGGATGGTTTCATGTATGGATTCCCATGTAACGATTTCTCAATCGTTTCTAAACGTGCAGGATTAGATGGTGAGTATGGTCCACTGTATTCTTACGGTGTTGACTATCTTAATCTGCGTTCACCGAAGTTTTTTGTAGCTGAGAACGTATCAGGTATCACCGCTAATGGGGCTTTGGAAATAATAACTGATGCTCTTGCAGCTGCAGGTGATCATGGTTACGAACTTAGTATCCACAAGTACAAGTTCGAGGAATATGGTGTGCCTCAATCAAGACACAGGTATGTGATAGTCGGGTTTCGCAACGATCTCGGTTTGAAATTCAACGCACCTGAACCACGAGGTGAGATAGTCACAGCTCGTGAGGCTCTCTCAGATATCCCTGAATGGGCTACCAATAATGAGATGACTAAACATCCGAAGCAGACAATAGAAAGATTGTCTTACATAAAACCTGGTGAGAATGTTTGGCAAGCAGATTTGCCTGAACATTTACAAATGAAAAACAAATTAAGTTTGTCTAATTGTTACAGGAAAACACATCCTGACAAACCTGCTTACACAGTGCTGGCGGCAGGAGGAGGAGGAAGCTACGGCTACCACTGGGAGGACAGAGCTTTAACTAACCGTGAACTTGCGAGACTGCAAACTTTCCCTGATTGGTTCAAGTTTGTTGGAAACAAGCGGTCTGTTAGGAAACAGATAGGTATGGCTGTTCCTGTGTTGGGATCAAAAATTATTTTAGAAGCTGTAAAAAATCAGCTAGGAAAGGAGGACAGTGAAAACTGACCCTGAAATATGGAACCTTGAGTATGAGGTTCTAATAAAAGGCATCATCCCTTTCTCCGTTGGAGAGCAGGTGATAACTGGGCGTTATCAAATCGTTAACGCTGACGTAGTGAAATTGGAGATAACAAAATCAGATGAGTGAAGATAACAAAGAGGTAACAGTTGAGAATTTTTATTCTACCGTGGTCCCAAAGGTAACATTAGGGATGCTCGACTTCTTGCATGATCAGAGGAATCTAATAGATGTATTCCTTGCAGATATAGCACAGACGATTGCTGAAGCATCAGGAGAGGAACTGCCTGACAACGTGTCGAAGTTGCACATTCCAGGACAGGAGGATCAATAATGTATGTGTCATCAGGAACAATAGAGAAAGCGACACGACCACACTTGCAGATGCAAACGAAGCTGCGTCGAGGAGTGAAGACCGACAAGTCTTTAGCCGTGTACGAATTAGCCCAAGCGTGTATCGCAACGCCGAACCATCCTTTAAGAGTAACCGATTCAAGGTTGGAGTTTAAAAGCAAAAGAGCAGCTATCGAGTACACGTCACAGTTACGCATAGGTAAACGTAAAACTTTGATACATGCTTTAGAAGATTCAAACATGACAGACCGTGGACACTTCGAGGTGTGGGTTGAAGATCTCATCCCTTACGCCAACAGGTACACCATAGGGTTGGAGTACATCAGCGACTATGAGGAAGTGGAGCTGAAGAAGAAAACTCCTGTCACATACTTGGGTCAACCAACAGAAGAAGCAGCTCTCAGGGCGGCCACGGATCACGAACTAGGGCATCGTGACACCGAAGAAGGTGAGTGGCTAGACTGAGCATCAGGGGGGTGGGCGGAGTCTTCCCTCCTTTCTTCTCCGCTCATCCCCTACCTCCATCCACCACTAAACCAAATTATTTGTTATACTGGCTGCTAGCAGGCAGGCAAAGCTAGGAGGCACACCCCCTAAAGGGTGTGCCGCTAGCTGCTAGCTAGCTAGCTACTAGCTAAAAGGGAGATAATCATTAACGAGAATCATTCGTACAAGGATGGCAAGTGGCATCACATTTGGCATCAATCAGATCTTAAAACTTTCGAGATGTGTCCCGAACGGGCACGAAAGATATGGACAGGTGAAGTAACAGACCCCGAATCGGATGCGGCTGTACTTGGTACCTCTTGCCACAACGCTGTTGAAAGACTGCTCGAACCTGAGAACCCTGAAGACTACAACCACTGTTACCCAGTGATGCCAGGTGAGGAGTCTTACGATTTGTTGCACGACTACTTCGAGCAGGAATTAACTGAGCTGACACCCTCGATTGAGAAGTGGAACAGTTACGGTTCAGTTGACAAGATGAGAGCGATGGGGACCAGCAAATTGGATGCGTGGTATGAGAATGTTTACGCTGGTTTAACCCCTATGCACATCGAGTTGCCGTTCAAAGAATTGTTGTATGAAGACGATGAGAGGGTCGTCTACATGGAGGGACGGATCGACATGATAGATAGCAACCTCGGTATCGTGGATTGGAAATTCCCTAAGAGAGACTACACGAGAGACAAGTGGCAGTATGACAGGTGGGATGTGCAGTCCACTGTTTACACTTGGGCTGTTGAACAAATGAAAGGGAGATTGAAAAAAGATTTTGATGAACACGCCATGACTTTTATTGTCGTACATGGTAACGATGGTGTGTCTCAGATGAAGATAGATCGTTCGCCTCAGGATTGGGAGTTCCTGAAGCGCAAGGTCGAGGCGTTGAGTCGTCTCGTGGAACGGACAGACATGGAAGTCTGGACGTTAAATGATGCTGGTTGGTGGTGCTCCGAGAAGTGGGCACCCTGCTGGCACTTATGCAAAGGAAAAGAAACATATGGATAAAGACAAGTTGATTGTGGCGCAGAACTGTAACTCTGCGACTGCAACAGTTATGGCTGCACTCGTTAACTCTGGTGCATTCAGTTATGAGGATGTTCGTGCCAGTTGGGGTGACTTACATCAGATTATAAACGAAAACACTCACGCTTCTGTGGGCGCACAGACGGTCGCACAGGCGTTTCCAGAGACACAGACACTACCTACCCCACCTCCAGCTCCAGCAACGCCTCAGACGGCTTCTACGCCGTCCTCAGCGCCTGCTAGTAAGGGCAAGGGAGGGTGGATACGTGAAGATGCGTTTGAAACAATCACAGGAGCGATTGAATACGAACGCCTTAGCGGTATCACTTTCGGTTCGGGAGATTCCAATTTCTTCTGCAATCAAGTAAGCAAAGAGACAGGTCAGTTGCCTAATGGCACTCCCATAAAGAACCCTAAGACTTACCCTCACGCAAAGGTGAAGCGAGCCGATTACTTGAAAGGCGACTGGGCTGAAGCATTAGCACAGTACGCCGAATTTGCCATAGATTTTGATTCACTACCAGCGTCGTTCACTCGACCAGCTAAGTATGTGAAGTAATATGGTGACGAGACTCAGCGCTAAAGAGGCTGAGGCTCGTGTTGAACAGGCAAGGGCTGGCTTCTCTGATCTCCCTGAGGAGTCAGCCTCACCTGTTACAACCCCCACGTTGCCTACTTGCCTTGATATAGCCGAACGATTAATAGAAGACGCAGCCGACAGGACAGCCCGATGGTCCATTGGTGTGCACGAAATAGACGATGCCCTTGGAGGAGGACTTAAACCCCGTGAGCTGTTGCTTGTAGCAGGCAAAGCACACACAGGTAAAACAGTTCTACTAATAAACGCTGTCGCTAAAAACCCTGACAGTCTTGTCATATGGATGACACCTGACGAACCTGACCTTATGGTTCTGTCACGGGTACTCAGCATCAGACTCAACATGAACCCACGAGAGGTGTACGACCTGGCTCGTAAAGGAGATGAGAAGATCCTTAAAGCCATACGTCACCAATCGGAAACAGATCTCAGGAACCTGCGGATCATAGATCGTGCCACGTTCTCTAAGTATGGGGCGCAGATGCGTAAGCAAGGTCACCCTGTTGAGGGACCAGTAGAGATAGCTGACCACATTCTAGGAACATGGACTCACGCAGAGTACGGGAAAGGACCCGACGTTTTTGTTTGGGACTTCGCCTCACAACTAGATGACCCTGAACTTAACGACGACCCATCCAAGATAGGTGCGTTGAAATCTTTAGGGATGAGACACGAAGCTGTAACCATAGTGGTGCATCAAGCATCACGAGGTAGTGGCAACAGAGGAGCAGCTTTAGGTATCGAATCAGGCAGGTTCGGTGGTGAAGACTTAGCACACTTTATGATCACAGTGTGGCGACCACACGAAGATTCATCCATCTCAGTGGAAGAACGTGCATCGTTAGAGAACTTTTTCGGAGTAGCCTTAGTTAAGAACAAAAGGTTCGACGGTAAGAAAGTGTCATTGAAGATGGAGATTAAACCTTCAGGAGCTTTAGTGGACCCATATGAGGAGCTGAGGATACAGCTAAGGATGGGACCAGAGAATGAATGATTTCACCTCCCTGTTCTACATGACATTCCACGGGTTCCCTCACGCATGGGGAGAATCAGGAGACAACCCGCATGCAGTATGGGAAGACCTGACACTCGCACATTTCAGACGGCACTTAGATGGGGAGATACCATTAGGTATCTACCCGATGGTGTATGACCCGAC